TAAACAGATTCAGTTCAACCCCGAAGAAATTTCGGATAAATATGTTACCGTAGATGGAAATCTTACACCTTTATCTTGCCTCCTCCAACATCGCCGTTATACGCGAAAATTCGTATCTGCTGGCGTTGGTGATTTTCTTGGTTATATGCCTTGCCCTTCTGCTCGTGTTTCGTCGTGGTCTTATTTTGATTTTGAGAAGCGTATCAATTATAATTACTCGATTCCTCGGTACTATCTTAGATATCTCAAACCGGAAGACGAGGTTACACGCTCGATTACCGCTGCTGATTCTTATGCACGTTTTAGCGAGTCTCCTCTGGTTAAGCGTATTGTGTCTCTGTGCGTTGAGCGGTTTGGCCTCGATTCCGCCGTATCCCGTAGAGCGTCATATACGTGGGAGCAGAAGCAAATAATGCGTTTTTCCGCCTCCTCTCGTAAGATGCCCGACTTTGACCCTCCCACTTGGCTGGATTTGGATATTCTTCAGTTTTGGAGAGATCATTATAAACTTCAACTAATTATTTAATTTATGGGAAAACAACCTTTTATTTCTCACGCTGTCAATGGCTACTCTCGCTACGATGTTCCGGAGAGTAAGGCCTTTACGTGCACGCCGGGTATTTTGTATCCGGTGCGAATTGATTTTATTAACGCTCGAGACCGTGTGTCTATTGAGCAGGGTATTGACGTTCGCAGTAATCCTCTCGCTGTTCCGACGTTCAACCCCTACACTGTTCGACTTCATCGCTTTTGGGTGCCGCTTCAGTTGTATCACCCTGAACTTCGGACGAACAGTAGTAAGTTTGATATGAACGAGTTGAGCCTTAATTGGATTTGTTCTACAACCCCCTCTACGGGTTCTTTGAATTCTGATTTTTTCGGTGCGTCTTACACCAATTCGCTTTTTGCTTGGCTCCGTGTCGGCAATAAGTACAACGTCGGTGGAAGTCCGCTAACTGATGTTGAACTCCCAGCATCCGCTTCCATTAGTCAGTGGTCTACCGCTGATACGTATCTAGCTTATTGGGACATTGTTCGTAATTATTACGGCTATTCGCAGTGGAGTCTTTATTCTTTTGCGTGGCCTATGGCGAATAAGCTTATTTACTCGGGTAGTTCGTATATCCTTGACCCTGACAACTCGGGTGATTCTAGATTTTTCACGCAATGTTATGGTAATCTCGAGTTTTTGGATGCCTTTTATGAGAGCCAGTTTTATCCGTCTTCTGTAGCTTCCAGCAATAATACATACAATCGCGGCAATCTCTTTTTTCAAATTATTAGTTCTGACCTGGCGAGTGGAGGCGCGTCTGCTGATGGTTTCCCCGTTGTCCCAACTCTTCCGGGCGCAGCCCGGCTTGGCTCTACTGGCATACTTTCGCAAACTTCACCGGCTCCTAGTAGTAATTCTTCCTCGAGCTTGGCCTATTTCTTGGTCGCCCACCCTATGGCTGTCGTACCTTCAAATCCTGACCGTTTTAGCCGTCTTATCCCCGTAGGTACCTCGTCTGCTGTTTCCATGTCGGGTGTCACGACTATTCCGCAGCTTGCTATTGCCTCTCGTCTTCAGGAATACAAGGATTTGCTTGGTGCTGGAGGCAGCCGCTACAGCGACTGGCTGGAGACATTTTTTGCCTCCAAGATTGAGCATGTCGATCGTCCCAAGCTTCTTTTTAGCGCCTCTCAAACTGTTAACGTGCAGATCGTGATGAATCAAGCAGGAAATAATAATTTTTCTGGCAACCAACCTCTCGGTCAACAAGGAGGTTCTATTGCGTTTAATGATCGCTTAGGTCGTCGTCAGTCTTACTATTTCCGCGAACCTGGTTATATGATTGATATGTTGAGCATTAGGCCTGTTTATTATTGGAGTTTTATCAAGCCTGATTATCTTAACTATACCGGTTCCGATTACTTCAACCCTATTTATAACGATATTGGTTATCAGGACGTTCCAGCCTTTCGTTTGGCGTTTAACGGCAATCCTGGCGCCAGTTCTGCTTCCGAGCCGTGTTTTAATGAGTTTCGTTCGTCTTATGATGAAGTTCTTGGTCAACTCCAGGCTTATAGCAAAGATGAGGCTGAAGGTGGCTCCGGTACTCCACTTTACTCCTATTGGGTTCAGCAGCGCGCTGTCCTGACTTCTAGCGGTACCGGTTCTCTTCCTGAATCCTATTATCACCCGATACTTTTTACTGACTTGTCGCAGGTGAATTCGCCTTTCAGTTCAAAGGTGGAAGACAATTTTTTTGTAAACATTTCCTACGCAGTTCAGAAGAAGAATTTGATTAATAAAACATTTGCGACCCGTTTGTCTAACCGTTAATATGTTGATTATATGGCACTTGATTGGCTTCTCGAAGACGCTCCCGCCTATATTTCTCGCGGTCAGCGCATTCTTTCTGTTCTCGACGGCTCCGGTTCCGTTGAAGTTCTTCCCGGTCGTCCGGACGTGGCGGCCGAACCCTCTGACTTTGACAAGGGCGAAAGATTCAACCCTGAGATCGATTTTGATCCTAATTCCTTCTCCCGTATGGACAAGTTCGACGGCCTCGAGGTTGGTCAGGAACTTATTGATTCTCAGCTCGATAAGCCCAAACCCGCTTCAACGCCCTCTAATTCTGAAGAAAAATAGTATATCCTTTACTTGAAGATATATGCTACGTGCGCGGACCCCTTCTGCAAGAGTTCGTGAATTGCTGAAGGTTATTGGTAACGACTGCAGGAGAGGCCGCGCATTTTTCTATCGTTCTTTAAATTTTATTCCCATGTCTGACATAAAACAACCTTTTTATAAGTCTAAGGCTTTTTGGACGCTCGTTTCTTCCATTGTTGCTGCTTTAGCTGCTTTTTTCTTGTCATCATGTGCTGCCCAGGCTAGGATGCAGCGTAGTGGTGTTCACATTGACACAGTGCGTGTCGACTACATTATTCGTTCTAATAATTTAATCAACTTGTAGTATGGCTGTTCCCGTTGCTGCTGCTGCCTCCTCCGCCTCTTTCGGTCGCGCTCTTGGTGAATCTGCTGCCTCTACCGGAACTAATGGCCTCATTACCGGCTTTTTAGGTCAACTTTTCGGTGGCATGAACGCTCGCCGCCAGTGGAAATTTCAGCAAAAACAGATGAAGCTTCAACAACAGTATGCTCTCGAGCAGATGCAGAAGCAGTCTGAGCTTTCCTATGCTAATTGGCAGAAACAATTTGATTACGAAAATGCCTATAATGATCCTTCGAAGGTTTTCGACCGTTATTTGAAGGCTGGTGTTACCCCCGCAGCCGTTTTAGGTTCTTCAGGTGTCGGAGTAAACGCTACAATGTCGGGTGGCTCCGCATCTATGCCTTCCGCTTCTGGTCCTTCAGGTGGCGCTCCTGTTGGCCCTGGCGTTTTTGCTCCCGGCGATCCTACTGCTATTGCGCAGAATATGATGGCCCGCTCTTCGGTCGATCGCAACACTGCTGCTGCTAATCGCGATAATGCTGAGGCTGAACTTATGAGAGGCAACACTCATAGTGCAGACTGGCGAAAAGAGATGGACAATTTAGAGAAGAAGTCTCTTGAACATCAGATTAACAACGTTTCCGAGTTGATTCGTCTTAATCGTGCTTTGGCTGATATTCATGCTGCTGATGCTGAGTACGCTGATCTTATGGCTACGTATAAGTTTCAAGATTTTGTTGCTATGTATTCGAAACATGTCGAAGAAGCGAATCAGATTAAGAAGTATAACGACAAGTATTTTGATTCTGTTTATGCCGCTCAAATCGCCCGGGATTTCGCCGCCGCTTACGAATCTGCTGCCTCTGGCGATGTCTTAAATGTTGAGTCTGAGATACGCAAGGTCAACCTTGCTGACCTTCGCGAGTGGTTTAGTCTCAATTGGGACTCCGAGATTGACGTTCCCGAGGTTGATGAAAAAGGCAAGCCTACCGGTAAGACAATAAAAATGACCGGCCGCCAGATTCATCAAAAGCTTATGGGTCTCGCCGCCTCGGAAGGTCAACAAGACCTCTCGGGTCGCTGGTTTCAGAATCGCTCAAGCAAGAATGCTTTTGGTTACAGCCTTGCTAGAACTGCTTTGGTTGGCGCTATGGCTATTGCCGGCACGGCCGCAACTAAACGTCCTACTGCTGTCGATTACGATGAAAGTAGGGAGATTTATGGCAAAGATGGCCGTTATGCCGGTACTACAAAATCTAGCCGTCGTTATGTAAGGTGAAATTGAACAACTTTTTCGACTTTTAGAGCTTTGCTGTTTGCCTTTTTTACCTTATATTTGCATTGTAAACCAATAACCATATTACCATGAAAGCAAATAAAAAGTCTATGATCTCTGATCTCTCTGTCGATGTTGTTGAATACATGTTCACTGAATGGCTTGTTCGCCAAGGTTTATTTTCCGTATACAAAGCGAATTTTGAGAAATTTTATCCGAATCATCGATCTTTTCGCGATAATTTGCGTACTAAACTTCGCCGTCTATGCCATTCGTCTATTTTGGGCGCCGAAAGCATCATTTCTACGTCTTTCCCGTTTGCTATGACCCCGGAAGGTTATAATTTTTGGGTAGATCAGTCGAACGCTTGGTGCCGTTTTTGTTGTAAATTCAAGTCTATCTTTTAAATCTTATTATTATGACGCAGATTCATGTTGTTATCCGTCGAATTAACCCGGCCCTCAAAATTGATCTTGTCCAGATAGGTCATATCAAGGATGGTCAGTTTAACACTCTCTCTCTCGATGCTATCGCCAGCTCCCCCGTTGCGCATTATTTTAAGAGTTCGCATATTAGCGATTCGCTTTATGTTGATCATTCGGAGATTGCCAACCTTATTGATGCTTGCGTAGTCCTCTCTGGCTTTAGTGTTGAATTTTTCGATAATACACTTGTCCTTATGTTTGATCTTGATCTTGATTACGATGAAAGCACGTCGAAAGAAGAAGGGAAAGGGAACTAGAATTGTAACCCGCCCTCTTGGTGGAAAGGTTCTTTGATTACGAAGCTCCCGGGAGAGTTTTCTTCTCCCCCGGGAGTTTTTGTCTCTAAGCTCACCGAACTTGTTCGGTATACATGTTGCGAAGTGAAGCCATGGAGCTCGAAGACGCGCAGCGTCCCGGCCGTTAAGGCCGTCGAGCGGCGTAACGGAGCAGTTTTCGCGCTCGAAAGTACCGTCTTTCGAAGCGCAAGGTATTACTTTTTTGATTATGGATTATTTCGATTTTAGACCTAGGTTTTTTCCTACTATCAATAGCATCCCTTATCGCTATTCTATTGGTGCATATCGAGGTAGGAAGCGAGTTGTTATTGCTTGGTTTGCTGACGAGATTCCTGCAAATGATTACCTTATTCGTTGTCGTCTTGATCATCCTAGCATTAAATTTGATTGCCTTCGAAGTTTACTCTGATGCCTTGCTCTTCTCCCATATGGATACGCAACCGTCGCTACTTTGATAAGAAGAATCCTTGTCGAAATGGCTCTGACGTTGCCAAGTCTGCGCTTGCTTTTCGTCCTTGGGACATCTCCCGTCAATGGTTGATGGTTCCGTGTGGAAAGTGTGAAGATTGCTTGCGTCGTCAACGCAATGACTGGTTTGTTCGCTTAGAGCGTGAACTTGCTCGTTGTAAGGCTGATAGTCAGCAGGCTATTTTCATTACAATAACGATTGCTCCAAGGCATTATAACGAAGCCCTGCTTGATCCGTCCTGGTTTATTCGGAAATTCAATGAACGCCTACGCCACAAGCTCGGTCACTCATTTAAACATGCCTTTTTTCAGGAGTTCGGTACTCATCCGGAAACAGGAAATGAGCCCCGGTTGCACTTTCACGGTTTTTTGTTTGGCACAAATGTTCTCTATAACACTATTCGTTCTGCTGTTCGAGACCTTGGTTTCGTGTGGCTAGCAAAAGCCACCCACAAGCGTGCTCGATACTGCGTTAAATATGTCACTAAACAGATTCAGTTCAACCCCGAAGAAATTTCGGATAAATATGTTACCGTAGATGGAAATCTTACACCTTTATCTTGCCTCCTCCAACATCGCCGTTATACGCGAAAATTCGTATCTG